GTGCAGGTTCAAGTCCTGTTACCCGTACCATTTCTTAAGAGAGGAGGCAGTGAATATGCCAAAAGCAAAAGCTTCTCGCTCTTCTGAAAAGCAAACCACATCAAGACCACCGATGACACTTGAAGCACAAGAGAATCTGATGATTTCATTGGCGGTCCAGTGTGCTGAAAAGCAGCTCAGAGACGGAACTGCTTCTTCTCAGGTCATTACACATTATCTGAAGCTTGGCTCAACCAAGGAGAAACTTGAAAAAGAGATTCTTGAGAAGCAGAAAGAACTAATGGATGCAAAAACCAGAAGTATCAACTCGAATGGCGAAGCGAAAGAACTTTATGAGAAAGCTCTTACAGCATTTCGTAGATATTCTGGTGCCGGAGGAGATGAGGATGAGTTTTAGAACTTATTCAGAACTTATCACTCTACCAACATTCGAGGAACGCTTTCGATATCTCAAGCTGGACGGTATTGTCGGAAAAGAAACTTTTGGTTTTCAGCGTTGGCTCAACCAAGAGCTCTATCATTCCGACGAGTGGTTAAGCTTCAGAGACGATATTATTATTCGCGATAACGGATGTGACTTAGGTGTCCCCGGATTTGAGATTTATGGTTCGGTACTTATTCATCATCTAAATCCAATTACCTATGAAGACATCCTTCATCGAAATCCTTGCGTCTTCGACCCGGAGAACGCAATCTGCACAAGACTTAATACCCATAATGCAATTCACTATGGGGACGAGAGTCTGTTAATCATTGCGCCAATTCAGCGAAGTCGCAACGACACTTGCCCTTGGCGAAAAATATGAAAGGAGTATTTCAAATGTCTCACAAACATCGCGAAGACCCCGTTCTTGTTGATTCTGTTGAAATCGCTGAGGACACCAGGGTCGAAGAAATCGAAGAAGCAGTTGAGGAAATTATTGGTGTTATCACTGATTGTCTGAAACTGAACATTCGTAAGGAGCCCAACAAGGATTCCGAAGTAGTAGCTATCGTGACCTGTCTCGATGAAGTCAAGATTGATTCGGAAGCTTCTACTGATGAGTGGTATGCAGTCTGTACCGTTGCTGGCATCGAAGGCTTCTGCATGAAGAAGTACATTGCTGTAAAACAGTAAGGGAGGAATCGATATGGAAAGCATACTGACATCAATTAAGAAGCTGCTCGGAATTGCCGAAGAGTATGAGCACTTTGATGTAGACATCATTATGCACATTAACGCGGCTTTCTCTGTTCTTACGCAGCTCGGTGTCGGTCCCGAAGAGGGTTTCCGTATCGAAGATGCTGGAGCAGAATGGTCTGACTTCCTGTATGATGATCCTCGTCTCGAAATGGTGAGGACATATGTCTATCTCAAGGTCAAGCAGACTTTTGATTCTAATTCTTCGAGTGCCGCTGTTATTGAAGCAATCAATCGACAGATTCAGGAACTTGAGTGGCGAATCAATGTAGTCGTTGACCCAGATTAAAGAGAGGAGGAACTTCAAAATGGAGAAGCATGAAGAGATGCTTGAACATCATGGCATCAAAGGCCAGAAGTGGGGTGTTCGTCGTTACCAGAACAAAGATGGTAGTCGTACTGCTTTGGGAAAGAAGCGAGAATCCAGCCCCGATGCTAAGGAGAAAGAAACTCGTAAAGCTGATGTGAAGAAAAGACGAACTATGTCTGATGCTGATCTGAAGAAGCGAGTAGAGCGAATGAAGCTCGAAAAAGAATACAAATCCTTAGTCGATGAAGACACCGCACCGGGTAAGAAGTATGTCTCTGAAATTCTTTCGGCAGCCGGTAAGAAGACTCTTACTATTGCCGCAGCGGGTGCTCTGGCTTATGGAGTTAAGGCCGCTATGACTAAGCAGTTCGATATTAAAGAAGCTGCTCAGTATATTGCTGCCAACCCGAACAAGAAGAAGTAAGGAGAATTCGATATGGCATTATCTAACACTGCCGTCCCTAAATACTACGGCATGTTTCGTGATGCCGTAATTCGAGGGGAAATCCCGGTGAACAAAGAGATCTCGATGGAGATGAACCGCATTGATGATCTTATCGCTAACCCCGGCGTTTACTATGACGATCAAGCTGTTGAGGGATGGATCGCTTATTGCGAATCAGAGCTTACCTTGACCGACGGTTCAGACCTTAGTTTGCTTGACACTTTCAAGTTGTGGGGCGAACAAATCTTTGGTTGGTACTACTTTGTTGAACGAAGTGTATTCCAACCTAACCCAGATGGTCATGGCGGTCACTATGTTCGGAAGACGGTGAAGAAACGACTTATCAACAAACAGTATTTGATCGTAGCCCGAGGTGCAGCGAAGTCAATGTATGCTTCCACGCTTCAGGGCTATTTTCTGAATGTTGATACTTCGACTACTCACCAGATTACGACTGCTCCGACCATGAAGCAGGCAGAGGAAGTCATGTCTCCTCTCCGTACTGCTATCACAAGATCCCGAGGACCTCTGTTTCAATTCTTAACAGAGGGCTCGTTGCAAAATACCACTGGCGCTAAAGCCAATCGTACTAAGCTGGCTTCTACAAAGAAAGGTGTTGAGAATTTCTTGACCGGTTCTTTGCTTGAAGTCCGACCCATGAGCATTAACAAGCTTCAGGGTTTGCAAATCAAAGTTGCAACAGTGGATGAATGGCTTTCCGGCGACATTCGAGAGGATGTTATTGGCGCAATCGAACAGGGTGCTTCTAAAGTTAATGACTACATTATTGTAGCGATCAGCTCTGAGGGTACTGTTCGTAATGGAAGCGGTGACACAATCAAAATGGAGTTGATGGACATTCTTAAGGGTGATTACATCAATCCTCATGTGTCTATCTGGTGGTATAAATTGGATTCCATCGATGAAGTTGGTAATCCTGAGATGTGGGTTAAGGCTAATCCTAACCTTGGTAAGACAGTAAGTTATGAAACTTATCAGTTGGATGTGGAAAGAGCTGAAAAAGCTCCGGCTGCACGAAACGATATTCTTGCCAAGAGATTCGGTTTGCCTATGGAGGGTTATACTTATTACTTTACTTATGAGGAAACACTCCCGCATCGAAAGAGAGACTATTGGCAGATGCCTTGTTCTCTCGGTGCAGACTTGTCGCAGGGCGACGACTTCTGTGCCTTTACATTCTTGTTCCCGTTGTCTGATGGCTCTTTTGGCATCAAGACACGAAACTATATAACCTCTACGACTTTGATGAAACTGCCGGGTGCTATGCGACTGAAGTATGACCAGTTCATGGCTGAGGGCAGTTTAATTGTTTTAGAGGGTGCTGTGCTTGACATGATGGCTGTCTATGAAGATCTTGATAACCACATTACAGAGTGCGGCTATGATGTTCGCTGTCTGGGCTTTGACCCGTATAACGCAAAAGAGTTCGTGGCCAGATGGGAACAGGAAAACGGTCCGTTTGGAATCGAGAAAGTCATTCAGGGTGCCAAGACCGAATCGGTTCCGCTTGGTGAATTAAAGAAACTTTCCGAAGAAAGATTACTAAAATTCGACGAGGACCTTATGACCTTTGCAATGGGTAACTGTATTACCCTGGAAGATACAAACGGAAACCGTAAACTTCTCAAGAAGCGATATGAACAGAAGATCGATGCTGTTGCGGCATTGATGGATGCTTATATTGCTTACAAACTCAATCGAGATGCTTTTGAATAAAGGAGGTGGTCAAATGGACGAGCTTAGTCACCACGGCATTAAAGGAATGCGTTGGGGTGTTCGTCGTTATCAGAACAAAGACGGTTCTTTGACCCCTGCTGGTCAGAAGCGTTTAGAGCAGAAAGATGCAAAGTGGGCTCATAAAAACCACGATAAAATTGTGTCTAAAGCTCGAAAAGATATTTCTAAGGAACTCGATCGATATACCGATCAACTTTTACGCGACCCGAATGCTGTGACTTCTAAAGGAAAGCTCAGCTCGGCTACTATCAATGCCTATAATCGTAAGATGGCAGAATTGATGAACCAGTCTACCAGAAATATTACTGCCCCATCCGGGCGAGTAGTACAGTTTGTTGCCAAGCGTGGCGAAGTTGGCGTGCATATGGCAATCGCTGACAGAGGCTATGATATGGCGCAACTCAAGAACGGTATTTGGGCATCCGGTCGTGTTGCGTATAAGAAGAAAAATGTTGATATGGTGTAAAGGAGGTGATGATTCGAATGGAAATGTCTTTTGGTTCCAGACTGAAACACGCCTGGAATGCCTTTAATGGCAATGCACATATGGACTATCGAAATCTCGGTATGAGTTATTCATATCGCCCCGATAGACCCCGTTTGTCAAGAGGCAATGAAAGGTCGATCGTCACTTCGGTTTATAACCGTATTGCTCTCGATGTGGCAGCTTTGAAAATTCAGCATATCCGTTT